CACACGGTTGACTACCCATGATGAAAGAGATTGAGCCTTGGGAATATATCGTCGCAAACAATCTGAACTACCTCAGTGGGCGGGTGGTTAATCTGCTGACGGAATATAGCCACACCAAGGACATTCTCTTACTCGAAGAGGCTTGCAGGGATTTAGCGCAGTTGGTTCAACGTGAACGATTTATCGAGGAGAGGGCCGATGCCTAGAGTGATCGTGGAGGATTTACCAAAGAACTGTCAGGTCACGATTGTCGTTACTGAACTGATCGACATGGAAGATGACCCAAACCCCCCAGCAGAGATGCCAGAGGGTGTGGAGCCAGAAGTTATTAAGCTCGTGGGCAAGTCGGCTGAAGGTTGAGGTAATCACCGTGGATGCCAGAGCAGACGCCGTCGAGATAGATACGCTCTTGCTGTAGTTCATCCTCGAAGTCGTTATTGCTGACGCAAGCAATCAGACCGAGTAACAGAAGAGCGAGTGGGTAGCGTAGTTTCATGTGATCCCCTTGGGCCGCTTATGCGGCCTCAACGTGTGATTTTAAGACGTAGATGTCGCCTCGGATGTCAGTGTTCACTTTGTAGCGTTTTGCCGTTTCCTTGATGTAAGTGCCTTTGTACCAGCAGTGGGCGTCTACCCAAGGAAAGTGAATCCAGACTTCCTGACCTGCTTTGAATTTGGTTTCCATCGTTGCTTCCTCGTTGTTGATGGGTACATTGTACACCAAAGGTTTACACATACAATAGGGGTAGAGAAGTTTTTTTGCCTTTTTTGTAAATAGTATGGGTATAATCGCCATCTAGCACATTGCAGATCCCAAAACAAGGACAGCAAATGGTTTTTTTGGAGCGTTTTGCATACCTAGAAAGCGGAACACTTGGTCGCATTTGGGCGTATGGCTGGAACTGCTACACCATTGAGAGGCCGTGGCTAGACAATAAACCAAACGTGTCTTGCATTCCCGAAGGCGACTACACTTGCCAGCCGTTCAGTGGTAACAGATTTAAGGACGTTGTGCAGATCATGGACGTACCAGATCGCACGTTTATCTTGTTCCACGTTGCGAACTTCCCACACGACGTTGAAGGGTGTATTGGAGTCGGTAATAGCTTTGTCTCTGATGCACTAGAGCCAGCGGTGTACAACAGCAAAGACACCTTGGCGGAGTTCTTCGATGTCGTTGGCAAACAGTTCTATCTAACCATCAAGGGAGTGAGGGCTGAGATATGAGTCTAGGCATCGTAAAAGAGCTTGTCGGGCCTGTCACTGGGTTACTGTCTGAGTTCATCGAGGACAAAGACCAAAAGGCGAAGCTGGCGCACGAGATAGCGACCATGGCAGAACGCCACGCCAATGAGAACGCAAAGGCGCAGCTTGAGGTCAACAAGGTAGAAGCAGCGAACAGAAACCTCTTCGTGGCAGGATGGAGACCAGCAGTCGGCTGGGTGTGTGTCTTGGGGATGGCTGGCAACTTCATGGTTATACCCTTTGCCAACTTCGTGCTAGCACTGATGGAGATAGATGTGACCATTCCACTGGTCGCACTAGACACGATGATGCCTGTCTTGATGGGTATGCTTGGCTTGGGCGCGATGAGAACCTACGAAAAGACTAAGCAGGTGTCAAAATGAGGGGCGTTTTACTATTTAACCGTGACGGCACTATCTACGCAGGCCAAGTGCATACCATGCCCAATGGCGAGGTGCAGACTGGTGCAACGCATACGGCATCTAGCAGACGACTGTTTTACTATCACGAGCTACCGCCGGAGCGTAAGATCCGCGCCCTTGAGAGCATGATTGAGCGACACGACACGCCCGGAAGAACCAAGCAGAGCTTTAATAACTAATGAATCAGAATCTTGAGGTGGCATACATAGCCACGACGGACGTTATACCGTACGCAAACAATCCGCGCACTCATAGCGATCAACAGGTGTCGCAGGTAGCGGCGAGCATTAAGGAGTTCGGGTTCAACAACCCGATTCTGCTGGATGAGCACAATGGCATCATTGCAGGCCACGGCAGGCTTGCAGCGGCACAAAAGCTGGGGATGCAGTTAGTGCCTACCATAACGCTTGAAGGGCTGACAGAGGCGCAGCGCAAGGCGTATGTGATAGCAGACAACAAGCTAACCGAGAACGGGGGGTGGGATTACGACCTGTTAGCGGTAGAGATTGAGCGGCTGAAAGAGCTTGAAATAAACGTTGATTTAACAGGATTCGATGCAGAAGAGTTGCAAGTGATCACACAAGATGTGGCATTTGAGCCAGCGTCAGAAGATGAACAGGGCAAACTGGATGAATTAGATCCCAAGTGGATAGATTGCCCACACTGCGGAAAGGAATTTGATATGAGAGAAACTAATGCTGGATAACGAACAAAGAAACAAAAATATATTAGCTCGGTTCGATACTGAAGTTGAAGGCACTTCGATAACGAAATACAGGGTGGTCTTGAATGACAGAAGTTTGACGATGATAAATATGGATGGTTTGGACTTTGCTGAAGCCGCGCTGATTGCGAAGCAAAAGTTTGGTGAAAGAATGCAGTCGATTTATGCCTGTTGATTTGAAGATAGATTGGGCATCACACAAGGCAGCTAAGTTTGCTTGTGAAAATTGGCACTACAGCAAATCTATACCTGTCGGAAAGTTAGTGAAGGTTGGCGCTTGGGAAAATGGAAAGTTCATAGGAGTCGTGTTGTTCGGTAGAGGTGCCAATAACAACATGCTGAAACCATTTGGCTTGAAAGCTGATGAAGGTTGTGAGCTTGTTCGCATAGCATTGACGAAACATCAATCGCCAGTATCTAAAATATTGTCTATTGCTTTGAAGTTTTTACGAAAACAAAGCCCTGAGCTAAAGTTGGTTGTTAGTTACTCAGATTGTGACCAAGACCATCATGGCGGAATATATCAGGCTACTAATTGGATTTACGATGGGAAACACAATGCTGGAAGCATGGGTGCTTTTATTATAAACGGCAAAAAGACACACCGGAAGTCAGTGCATAGCATGGGGGTACAACAAACTATAGATGCAGTCAGAAAACAACTGGATCCGAATGCTACTGTATTTTACACAAAAGGGAAGCATAGGTATCTTATGCCGCTCAACAAAAAAATAGCCAAACAGCTGCAATGTAGAATGCAGCCATATCCAAAACGCGCTGGAAGTGTAGATAGCGACACACCCACTATCCAAGTGGGAGAGGGCGGTGCAAATCCGACCTCAGCGCTCCAAACAAAAGAAGCTCATGGCTAGACCACGCATACCGATAGACTGGGATCAAGTCGACAAAATGTGCGCTATCCACTGTACGGGAGAGGAGCAGGCTGCAATCTTGGGGGTAAGCTACGACACATTAAACCGAGCATGTCAGCGTGAGTACGAGTGCAGTTTTGCGGAGTATTTTAAGCAAAAGGCCAGCCACGGGCGAATGAGCCTCAGACGCAAGCAATATACAGCGGCAATGGATGGCAACACGACGATGCTTGTGTGGTTAGGCAAGAACTGGCTAGGCCAGAGCGACCAGCCAGAGCCGGAGGCGCAAGACCTGCCACCTATCGTTATTGAGCGGGCGAGTGAGGCTAACTAAGCCACAGGATGCAATCTTCTTCAGTGACTCACGGTTTAGGGCGGTGGTCGCTGGTAGACGGTTTGGTAAGACGTTCCTATCGACGCACGAGCTTTTGAGGGATGCACTGTCTGGCAAGAACCGCAACTGCTGGTATGTAGCGCCGACCTATAAGGCAGCGAAAGAGATCGCTTGGGAGATGCTCAACGATGCGTTACCAGATGGATATGTCAGTAAGCGAAATGAGACAGCTTTATCGCTCACACTCAAGAATGGTTCGACTATCTCACTCAAGGGCGCAGAGAAGCCTGACAACCTGAGAGGGAGAGCGCTCGACTTTGTTGTGATGGACGAGTTCGCCGATATGCGACCAGAGGCGTGGTATGAAGTAATCCGTCCATCTTTGTCTGATAGGCTTGGAAGTGCTTTGTTCATTGGAACACCAAAGGGGCGCAATCATTTCTACGACATATGGACGCGAGGCGCGGATGGCGAGGAGGGCTGGCAAGCCTTCCAGTACACGACCATCGAGGGCGGTAATGTTGATAAAGCTGAGGTTGAGGCAGCGCGGAATGACTTAGACGAGAGGACATTCGACCAAGAGTACGAAGCCAAGTTCGTTAACTATCAAGGCATCATTTACTACGCTTTTAGCCGAGAGGAGAGCGTGCAGCCAGTCCTAGATGCTGGAGACGATTTACACATTGGCATGGACTTTAACCTCGACCCCATGAGCGCAGCGGTATGTGTAAGAGAGGGCAACGAGATCAAAGTAATGGATGAGATCGTGATTTATGGGTCAAACACCGACGAGATGGTGGACGAGATCAAGCAGCGGTACGGGGATAGACGCATCACTATCTACCCTGACCCAGCAAGTAAACAGAGAAAGACCAGCGCGGGAGGGAGAACGGATCTGTCGATACTCCAGAACGCAGGGTTCGCGGTGAAGGTGCGGAACAGTCATCCGGCAATCAGGGACAGAATCAACAGCGTCAACAGCAGGCTCCGCTCCACAACTGGGGTGAGGGCTTTGTTTGTTGATCCCAAGTGCAAGCAGACTATCGCTTCGCTTGAGCGACAGACGTACAAGGAAGGAACTAGCCAGCCCAACAAGGACGACGGCTACGATCACATGAATGACGCACTGGGGTATCTGGTTGAATACCTGTACCCAATCAGGAAGCAGCGAGAAGTTGAACAACCAGTGAGGTGGAGCTAGTGGCATCTAATATCGAATATCAGCACCCGGATTACGACGCTAACGAGGCGCGCTGGGAGTTTTACATCCGGTCGTACTTGGGTGGGCAAGAGTATCAGAACGGCAGCTATCTGACGGGCTATCTCAACGAGTCAGAGAACGAGTATGCACGACGCATCCAACTGACCCCTGTGGACAACCACTGCCGGAATGTGGTTCACATCTACAGTTCGTTCTTGTGGCGCACTCCCCCTGTTCGCGTGTTTAACTCGCTGGCAGGCAATCCTGCTTTGGATGCGTTAATCAAAGATGCTGACCTTGATGGCGCAAGCCTGAATAGCTTTATGAAGCAGGCACAGATCTGGGCGAGTGTTTATGGTCACGTCTACATTCTTGTGGATAAGCCACAGTCCAACGCGAAAACCAGAGCGGAAGAGCTAGAACAAGAGATAAGGCCATATCTGTCCCTATTTACCCCTGAGAATGTGTTTGATTGGAAGTGGGAGCGCACACCATCAGGTAGGTTTGAATTGACCTACTTGAAGCTGCGTGAGGCTGTAGACCGCGAGAACGCTACTACCAAGATCAGTTACTACCGAATCTGGCGCAAAGACACCATCCAACAGTGGAAGTCTGACGGCGATAAAGAGCAGATGATTAGCGAGATCGACAACCCACTGGGCAAGATCCCAGCCGTTTATCTGCCAGCACAACGCAGTGTGACGAGGGGAGTGGGCATATCAGACTTGTCCGACATCTCGTATATGCAGAAGGCAATCTATTCGGAACTGTCTGAGATTGAGCAGTTAATCCGTATCAGCAACCATCCCTCACTTGTGAAGACTTACGACACAGACGCGAGCGCGGGTGCAGGCTCCGTGATTAACGTACCTGATGAAGCGGCAGATACGATGGCACCGTTCTTGCTGCAACCGTCTGGGCAGAATATCGACAGCATACGGGCGTCAATCAGTGATAAGGTGGAAGCAATCAACCGCATGGCTCAGATGGGCGCTGTTCGAGGAACCGATGCGAAGACGATGTCAGGCATTGCCATGCAGACTGAATTCCAGATGCTTAACGCCAAACTGTCAGAGAAGGCTGACCTTTTAGAACTAGCCGAAGAGCATCTGTGGACGTACTTCTGCAACTGGCTGGATGTAACGCCAGATGTAGAGGTTTTCTATCCTGACTCGTTTGACATCCGTGACTACGACAAAGAGCTTTTGTTCTTGCAGCAGATGAAAGCCAGCGGAGTGAGATCAGTCACCCTCGCGCAAGAGATAGACAAGCAGATTGCCGACCTTGTCTTGGATGATGACAAACTAGCGCAGTCTCACGTTGAGATTGAAGGTGCGACGCAGGTTCTTGGTCAGTTTCCGGTAGCGCCTGAGTAATGGCAGCAGCCGATGAATATGCCAGCTTTCTGGAGCGGTTAGCGGATCAGCATCAGCGCCGACTCGCAGACGCATTGCAGCGTCTCGAAGCTCGTTTGGCTACGTTTGTGCAAAACGCACCAGCGACAGAGGGCGACCTATTTGATGTGGAGTGGGCGTTGTCGGCAAGGTCGGAGATACGCAACTCGATAGAGCAAGAGTTCCTGACTGAAGTGCAAGACATTCTGGGCGATTATAGAGCCGTCTCAGACGAGCAATTCAGAATGCTAAATACCTACGGGGCATTCACGAGAGTGCCGCCAGAGGCGATTGCGGGGCTTCAGAGGCTATCTTTTCAAGGCTTTGAGGCTTTAGCTAATCAGCAGCTTGATACTCTGGCGAATGGTGTATATCAAGCCACGCTCACTGGCAGGGGTAAGGCTGACTTCATAAATGACTTGAGAGGTAGTATTAATGGAATCTATCAAGCAAGCGATCAAGAGGAAATTCGTCAACTTGTTGAAGTGGCTCAAGCAGCAACTGGAGCCAGACAACAGGAGGCGATTGATCGACTCCATTCAATTTATGCTGCTGACAGGCTTGGCAATAATCTCAGGCGCTATGCGTCACTGTATGCAACTGATTCGCTCAATCAGTACTCGGCGACGTTAACTGTCACAACGGCAAACGAACAAGGCATCGACCGTTTCGAGTACTACGGCGATTTGATAACCGATAGCCGACAGTTCTGCCGTGACCATGTCGATAAGGTATATACCCGCGACGAGATCGAAAAAATATGGGAGGGTGAGTGGGCAGGCAAGGCTCCGGGCGACCCTTTCATCGTGAGAGGGGGTTACAACTGCCGCCATCAATGGCTACCCATCGTGAGGGAATAACATGAGCAAAGAGCTAGACCGAGCAAGGAACCTGACCGCGAGGCGACCGATACCACCGGCAATTCGTCAACTACTGGAGCCACTGGCAGCGGCTGCGCCCGAAGAAGAAAAGCCAGACTTTGATGAGCTATATGCAATTGTGGATGAGTTGCTGCCATTACCTAAAAAAACGAGGAGCAAGAAAGATGCCGAGCCATTACGGACACAGCAAGAACAAGAAGAAAAAAAAGACGATGAACAAGTCCAAGAGGACTAAAAAGTAACCATCAGCTATTGACATCCCTGTAAAGCTGGTATAATGCCCCCACTCGAAAGAGGTTCGCACATGAGCGATGAAATCATGGAAGAAAGTGCTGATACTGAGCCAGCACAAGAAATAGCTCAGGAAGCTAAGACGTTCACCCAAGAGGAGCTTGATCGCATCGTTGCTGATCGGGTCGCTAGGGAGAAACGAAAGCACGACAAAGAGCTAGAAGGTATCGACATCAAAGAGGCTCGCCAGATCATGCTTGAGCGTGAGCAGGCGCAGATTGAACGCCAAAAGGAAAAAGGCGAGTTTGAGCAGGTACTGAAGCAGACTGTCGAAAAGAAGGATCAGCAGATTGCTGCAATGCAAGCGGCACTAGAAAGCACCAAGATTGACGGTGCTTTGTTGTCAGCGGCAAGCAGGCACAACGCTGTAGATTCTGAGCAGGTATCGCAGTTGCTGCGGAATCGTGTAAGACTATCGGACGATGGTTCGGTTGAAGTCCTAGACGATAGCGGAGCGATCAGATACAACGACAAAGCCGCTCCCCTCTCAGTTGATGAGTTGGTGGGTGACTTTCTTACGGCGAACCCGCATTTCGTCAGAGCCTCCGCAGGAGGTGCTGGCACGCAAGGGATGGCTGGTGGCTCCACGCAGAAGCCTATATCTGTGGCTGACATGGTTGCTAATTGGAAGGACGGCGGTGCCGAGGCATTCCGCGCCTACAAGAAGGCAAACAAATAAACCACTTTTTTTGATATAGGACATAAATCATGGCTGCTACAACGAGCACAACCCTTGATGACCTGTTTGCGAATATCATCGCACAGGCACGATTCACTGCTGAAGAAGAGTCCCTAATGATGGGCCTCGTTACTATGTACAACATCGGCGACGAAGCTGGCAAGACGATTCAGGTGCCTAAGTACCCTGCAATCACTGCCGCTGACCTGACCGAAGGCACCGATATGAGCAGCACGACTGTCTCAACTTCTTCTGTCTCAATCTCCGTGGGTGAGGTGGGCGCACAAGTAGTTTTGACTGACTTGGCTGCAATGGGTGCTGGCAACCCTGCTGAAGAGTTGGGTACCGTACTAGGTAACGCTATCGCTACCAAGATGGACGCAGACCTGATCGCTTTGTTCGACGGATTCAGCACTTCTCTGGGCGCTGCCGCTCAAGAGATCACTGTTGCTGATCTGTTCAAGGCTGCTGCTACCTTGCGTAACAACAAGGCACAAGGCGAGATCTTCGCGGTTGTTAACCCTTTCCAAGCGTACCAACTGAAAGCTAACCTAACCAATACCTTCGCTAACCCCAATGGTGGTGACGCGCAGAACACGGCTATGGTTAACTCTTACGTTGGCACCATCGCTGGCATCGACGTTTACGAGTCTGCAAACGTAACCGTGGATGGTTCTGGTGACGCGAAAGGCGCTGTCTTCTCACGCGAGGCTTTGGCTATCGCTATGAAGCGCGACTTCCAGATCGAAGCACAACGCGACGCATCATTGCGTGCCTTCGAGCTTAACGCTACCGCCATTTATGGTGTGGGCGAGCTTGATGACAGCTATGGCGTTGAGATGTTGTTCGACGCAACAATCTAAAGCGTTTGGACGGCCCTGCCCCTTCTCTCCTTGGGGTGGGGCTGTCCCTTTTTGGAGGTTCTGTTGGCTATAACTTACCGAGGCGAGCGGTTCGAGGGCTACAACAAGCCTAAGCGCACACCTAAGCACCCAGAGAAGAGCCATGCAGTATTGGCTAAGGAAGGCGACAAGGTTCGTCTGATACGCTTTGGGCAGCAGGGCGCAGATAACAAGCCCCCTCGCAAAGGTGAGAGTGAAGCAGACAAAGCAAAGCGCAGAGCGTTCAAGGCTAGGTTTGCCAAGCAGATAGCCGCAGGGCGCAGAGACAAAACAGCATCGGCAGCGTATTGGGCCGACAAGGTGAAGTGGTAATGGCATTTTCTCAAGACTCTGATCTGGTAGCCCTTGTCCCTGACATCTTGGACTTCGGCATCACATCGTTTGCGACTGAACACGCGAAAGCACAGACCGACCTGACTCGCACCATCAGAAATGAGTGGTGGTACAAGAAGCAGATCCCCGGCGAGATGGTTCCCGCATACCTGACTGATTCTCAGTGGACGCGATGCAATGCCTATCTGGTGTTGTGGAAGTTCGCCCTCCCCCAGCTTACAAACTGGGTACAAGATGATCGCTTTCTGAACATGATTCAGTTTTACCAGCAGCGTTATCAAGAAGAACTGACTGCGGTGTTTGCTGACGGTGTTGAGTATGACGACGACAACTCAGGCACGATTGAAGATGACGAGCGCGGCATTGTCTCTTATGGGCGACTAACGCGATGAGTGTAGGGCTGCGAATCTCCATTGAGCCGAAAAACCTCGAGGGGTTGACCGAGCGCAAACGTCAAGAGATTGAGCGCAGAATCTCTCCCTCGATTGACAAAACAGCGAGCCTTGGCAAGCAGATTATCCTCACTCGCACAAAGAAGGGAGTGGGGATTGGTGGGCCTTTCAGGCGTTACTCACCTGCTTATGTAAGGTTCCGTAGTAGACCGAGGCGTAGGTCGCCAGCGGGTAACTTATTGGGTCTCGGCAAGAGCAATCCCAACTTGGTTAACCTCAATGCTACGGGAGATATGGTTAAGTCTGTGCAAGTGGAAGGTAGTAAGGGTGGGCGAATTGCGAGCATTTACCTAGCTGGAAAGTTCAACGCTCAGAAGGCGTTTTGGACAGATCGACAGCGCCCTTGGTGGGGATTCAATAATCAGGAAGAGTCACGCCTAGCTAGGTTCTTCCGCAAAGAGATTCTGCGATGAGTGTCAGAGAGAACATCGCTACCAATCTGGTGACAGCGTTGCAGGCAGTGACCACTCCGACGACTATAAAGTTCGTCACTCGTGAGCCATTCGACTTTGACAAACTGAGCAACGCCCAGTATCCGGCAGTGCTTGTGAGAACAACAAGCGAAGACCGTGGCGACTCGACTGTGGGCGGTTCCGCTACACAGAGGCTTTCGACGATTGATTACGAGCTTGTGTGTTATGTGAAAGGCACAGGCTTGGACACGGCAAGGAATAATATCATTGAGTCGATTGAAGAAAAGCTCGATGAGGATAGGTCACGCGGTGGAAATGCGATTGATACACAGATCATCAGTGTTGATACCGACGACGGCAGTATTGCCCCTATTGGTGGGGTGATTATAACGGTGCGAATTGAGTACCAATACACAAGAGGCACAACCTAAGAGGTGAAGCATGGCAACGACTAAAGGCTCAAGCGGCGTAGTCAAATTGGCGGTTAGCGGCGGCAGTGTCGCTGCTATGGGTGAGATTCGTAGTTTCACCTTGGACGAAACGGCAGACACGATTGAAGACAGTGTGATGGGCGATACCTCGCGCACCTATGTCTCTTCTCTCAAGACTGCCACTCTATCAATGGATGTTTACTGGGATGACGCAGACGCTGTACAGCTAGTAATGGACGCAGCAGCGGATCTGATCTTTGAGTTGTATCCTACTGGCACAGGCACTGGCGAAAAATACTACAGTGGTGGTGGTATTCTAACGAGCAAATCTTTGACCGCATCCTTCGATGGTATGGTTGAAGGCAGTTTCGCTCTGCAAGTGTCTGGAGCGGTTACAGAGGCCACAGCATAAGGACATCCCAAAATGGGACTAGCTAAAGAACTGAGAAGCAGAAGAAATCTGAGTGCGAGAGAGATCGAAGTGGAGGCGTGGGCTGATTCAGATGGTCAGCCTTTCGCCCTCTACTGCTACCCTCTCACTTGTTTTGACATGAACGAGATGCAGAAAAAGCACCCTAAGTTCATGGAAGGGATGACCCTTGGCGCGATGGTTGATTTGATTGTGCTGAAAGCGTGCGATAAGTCTGGCGAGCGAATCTTTACCTCTGCCGAAGACAAGCACGACTTGATGGGTGAGGAGAGCGCGGTCATTAGCGACATCGCTGCGAGAATGTTCGCGTCAGTGCAGAGCGTTGAGGAACACGAAAAAAACTAGCGTCCGATCAGTTTAGGTTTACGTTAATAACCTTGGCTGATCGGTTACATATGAGCATTTCAGAGGCCGAGCAGATGCCCATGTCAGAGTTCAATGAATGGCTGGCCTACTTCAACTTGATGGGTGCTGACGATGGCAAATGAAGCGGTAAGAATCCCGATAGAGGCGGTCGATAACACCAAGGCCGCTTTCAACTCTGTTAACCAAAATCTTAACAAGACCGCCAAGAATGCCAAGGTTGTCACAGGATCTTTTGGTAAATTCCGTGGCGCATCTCAGCAGTTAGGCTTTCAGATTCAAGACGTTGCTGTACAGCTAAAGAGCGGAACGGATGCGTCTGTTGTCCTCGCTCAACAGGGTTCCCAGATAGCGTCTATATTCGGGCCTGCTGGTGCTGTTGTAGGTGCTTTTATAGCCGTTGGTGCTGCGGTAGCGGGGCCATTTATATCTTCTATTCTAGGCGGCACGACTGCATTGAAAGAAATGCAAGAGGCTGCTGACAGGGTGCAGGGTTCTCTTGCAGCGATGACGGTTACAGAAAGGGCAAGGGCGATGAGGCGCAATGCTGAGTTGCAAGCTGAAGCGTTAGCCGCACAAGCGGAAGCGCAGCGAAAAGTCACAGAGGCTGAAAACGAAGTTGAGAGGTTGAGGTCTGACAGGCGCACAAGGCAACCCGTTTTGCTTGCCGCGATTGAGCAGGTGACAGTAGCAGAGAAAGAGCAAATATCTGTCAACGAAGAAGCGCAGATTGTTCTTGAAAGAATAACGGCGGTGAATCAGGCATACGCAGAGTCACAAGATACAACTGCGCAAAGCATCAAAGAAGCTAACAAGGCGATGCGAGAGCAGAGAAGGCTAGCAAAAGAAATGGCAGATGCTGAGGAGGCTGCTGGTGCGGTTCTCCTTAACATCAACCAAGCAAACATTGACAGAAGCATTGAAGAGCGCCGAGAAAAGAAGCAGAACAAAGAAGACACGATAAACTTTTTGGATGAGCAGTTAGCTGCTTCTGCGCAGACCAGCAAAAAGATGTTTGCTGTTAACAAGGCGTTCCGTATAGCACAAGCAACGATGCAGACGTATGAGGCGGCGACAAAAGCCTTGGCGGCATTCCCTCCGCCCTTCGGTCAGTTGGCTGCCATCGCTACAGTTGGGTTCGGTCTAGGGCAGGTTGCTGCTATCAAGTCGCAGAGCTTTGAGGGTGGGGGCTTTACTGGTAGAGGGGCGAGGGCTGGTGGCTTAGATGGAAAGGGTGGTCGCATGGCTATGATCCACCCGAATGAGACGGTCATTGACCACACAAAGGGCGGTGCTGGCGGCATTACCGTAATCAACAACGTCGATGCTCGTGGGTCAGGCGCTGATGTAGACCAAAAGATTAAATCCGCTATGGCCCAGTCTAGCCAACAGACTATAATGACGATTCAAGATCTGATGCGTCGGAGGCGGTTCGTATGACCACATTCACATTCCCTAGCATCACCCCCACGACGAACACGTTTGAGCTTGTTGCTAACACAAGGACGTTTCAAAGCCCACTGACTAACGCGATACAAACGACATCGCGCAAGGGTTCTTTGTGGCGAGCTAGTCTTCAGTTCAACAACTTATCAGGCGATGACCGTCAAGAGATGCAGGCGTTTCTGGTGAAGCTGAACGGACAGCAGCACAGGTTTACGCTGCATGACCATTCATTCACTCGAAGAGGCGCGGGTGGCGGCAACTTAACGGTCAACGGTGGTACTCAATCGGGTACCAGCTTGGTTTGTGATGGTGCCACTGCGAGCGTGAATAACTATCTCAGAGCCGGTGACTACATCTCGTTTAATAACGAACTTCACATGGTGGTCGCCGATGCAAACTCTGACGGTTCTGGCAATGTTACCTTGTCAATTGCACCTCCAATACGCAAAATTCCAGCAGACGACACGATTATTACTTATACCAGCCCCGTGACTGGTGTATTCATGCTCGCTGGCCCTGCATCTTGGGACACGCAGACAGACATAACATCCAGCTTCAACATTGAGGCGGTCGAGGACGTTCTAGCATGAGCCGTGGCTTTCCCTCTAATGTCCTGACTGCTTTGGCATCTCAACACGTTGCACTGGTCACGTTTGCCGAGTTGCAGTTTCCATCTGGTACGATTTACCTGCACAACTCCATCGGTACTTATACATGGGGTGGGCAGGACTGGCTGGGCGTGGGTGATCTGGGGGAAATCAGCCAGATTGAAGAAGGCGCAGACGTTAGCCCTTACAAAATAACGCTCTCGCTCTCTGGGTTGGACGCAACCATCTCAGGTGCCGCGCTGACCGAAGACTACTACATGCACCCTGTAAAGGTTTATCTGGGTGTGTTGGACGCAGACGATGCGTTGCTCGCTGACCCCACTATCGTGTTTGAGGGCGCGATGGATCAGATGAATGTCTCCGTGGGCGCTAGTGGTGGGGATGTTATTTCTCTGACGGCGGAGTCAGAGCTTGCTCGGTTCGACAGGGCATCGAATCTCAAATACACGGACACGCAATTGCAAAGTGACTTCTCAGGTGATGTTGCGTTTGAGTTCATGGCTGACATTGAAGGCGCAAAGATTCGGTGGGGCGATGCAACGTCAGACGCAGTTGCCGGTGGCGGCAGTCGAGCTAATCCAAGGGATGACCTTTACATTGGAGACGAGATAGCGTGATGAGAGTCCATTCCGCACTCAATAAGTGGCAACGCCGTCAGTTCAATTATGGCGACGCAGACTGCTGCCAATTTACTGCCTTTGTGGTTAAAGAACTGACCGGCAGGGATTATTCCTCGCAGTTTGAGTACGCCAGTGAGGCTGAGGCTGAGCTTATCGTCGGACGGAAGGGAGAGTTGGTGGACTTCATTGCCAGCGTGTTAGGCAAGGCGAGTTCTGAATTGAAAGACGGTGATCCTTGTGTGGTAGATATCCCTATAGCCGGTCAGGTTTGCGGAATCAAGCTGTCAGATAAGATTGTGTGCTTGACGGAAAAGGGGATGGTGCGGATACCAGACCGCTATTTACTAGCCGGATGGAGCGTCTAAATGCCACAGGTAGTACCATTTTTAATCAAGGTTGGTACTGCTGTAGCTGGTGCAGCAGCGTCTGTGGGTGCAACGACTGTAGCCGCTGCCGCCTTTGGCTCAACAGCGGTCGCTGCCGCAATCGGTGCGGCAACTGTTGTAGCGGCGGGTGTTGCGTTAAATGCAGCAATGAAGGGCTTGATGCCCGACATCTCCATACCTCAGGTAGACACAGATCGGTCACGACAGCATACCGTCCGAGGAACGATTGAGCCACAGAAGGTCGTCTATGGTGAGGCGCTAGTCTCTGGCCCGATATTCTTCGTCGGTGTTGCAGGCACAGATAACAATACTCTCTATCACGCCATCGCCCTGACTGGGCATGAGGTCGATGACATCACGGATATTCACTTCGACAATGAGGTGATAACCGATGCACAGATTAATCAATCGGCACAGGTAACAGCGGGAGAGTTTGGGCCTACATCAGAAGCGCCCTCAGAATATATCTGCCTGATTGAGCGCAAGAACGGTTCAAGCACTCAAACATCTAGCTCACTACTCACTCCCACGTTTAACGACTGGACGTCATCCCATAGGGCGAGGGGTATCTCTTATGTGGTCACGCAATGGAAGCTGACCGACTCATCCCAAGAGGTGTGGGACAGACTCAAGCCAAACAACATCAAGGCGCTGGTTAAGGGTAAAAAGGACATCTATGACCCACGGCTAGACGTTGCAGCGGGGAATACGGCAGGCGACAACCCTACCTTGGGGGTCTATCAACAATGGACTGATAACCCCGCTCTGTGTGTTGCCAACTATTTAACAGACACCAGATTCGGGTTGAGCATCCCTACAAGTAAGATTGATTGGGCGGCAGTGGTAACGGCGGCAGACGCTTGTGACGTGACAGTCACTGTTCCTAACAGCGGAACAGAAAAGCGATTCACCGCCAACGGTGTGCTGTTCGCTGGTGACGCACACAGGACGAATATCAACAAGCTGCTGTCTGCGATGAACGGCAGCTTGGTATATTCGAATGGTATATACACGATTCGGGCGGGAATCTATGAAGCCCCCACAGAGAGCCTTGATGAAGACGACCTTGCAGGAGCGGTCACGGTTAAGACATCGGTGGAGCGCGGTGACCGTTTTAACACAGTGCGCCCGATATTTATTGACCCCTCCCAAAGACACAAAAGCGTCGAGGCTCCAGAGGTACAGCTTACAACGGCAGTTAACC